CACTCACACTGTAAAAAAACATACTCATATGGTAAAATTGTTATAATAACGAATAAGACAAAAACTCTAAACTAACATAAGGAGAAACCAACCTTTATGGCAGGAATTAAATCACAAGGAGCTAAACTAACTTACACCGACGGTGGCAAGAAGTTTATCGCTCACCTAACAAGCCTTGGAGCAGTTAAAATCTCAAACGAAGAAGTAGATGTTACTGACCACGACAGTCCAAATGGAGCAAAAGAATTTATCGCCGGAGCTCAAAACTATGACAATATTTCATTCGCAGGCAACGTGGCAGAGAACGATGACAGCTTTGAACGAACTTGGGCATTGGGACAAAACCGAAAAGCCCTACCATTCGAGGCACAATACGCAGACGGCTCAAAGATGGCCTTTAATGGCTATATTGCCTCAATCGGTATGACAGAACAAAGCACAGACGGACTTATGGGCTTTGAGGGTGAAATCAAAGTAAATGGAGCTATTACCTTTACTAAAGCACCTACACGCTCAGTCTAGGCTACGCTCAGTCTAAATTAAATTAACCCCTAACTGGGGTTGAAATAAATCTATCATTAAATAAGGAGAAACAAATGACTAAACAGACAAATGAAAATGAGCTAAAAATGGTATTCCTACCAAGCCGAATTAAAGAATTCGAAGAACGATATGGAATTAGCATTTTCTCAGTCTTCACAGGTTTAGAAGACCAACAAATTAAATTCACAGACCTTTTCAATTTAGTGGGCGTGCTTGCAAACACTAACGATGAAGACCTTATTAACGAATACTTTATGAAGAAAACCTTTAGCAAAGTTATGAGTGAAGTTGCAGATGGGCTTACTAAAACTGGTTTTTTACGCTAGACAATACCGAGCAAATAGAAACACCCTCTAAAACGCCGTTTAAAGCCCCTCAGAGCGAAGATAACACAAAAAACGATAATGAACCCATTCAAGAGTTTTCAAGCCCACAGAACGCAAATAAAACGGTCGTGCCTTTCTTCAAGGATATGTGGGAAGACAGCGAAGAAACCGCCCTTACCGTGGGTATTCCAACCATAAAGGAATTCTGGAACACCACGCCTAAACAATTCAATAAATATGTAAGGGCTTATCAACGAAGATTAACTGACATATTCAAGCTAACGGACATAAACAATCACCAACTCGGACTATATGTCAGAACTGCATACGCTGATGTATGGAGTGATAAAAACAAATACCCTAAAAAACCACAAATGATAGATTTGGACATCTTCCAGTTAGAAGAAAAAGAACCGTCTAAACGAAAACTCTCAGAACAAGAAGTTCAAGAGTTTCTCGAAAAACGAAGAAAAACAGACAGGAAAAATAAATAATGTCTAAAAATGTAAATATCACAATTAGTGCTGATAGCTCTGGTGTAGATAAAGCGGCTAAATCTGCCAACTCTTCCATTAGTGGAATTGGTAAATCTGCAGTATCTGCTGGTAATTCCTTTGGACTACTTCAAGGTGTCTTACTGGGAGCTGGTTTCGCTATCGCTAAAGCTGGCATAGATGCTATCGCACAATCCCTTGATGGAGCAGTTCGCCGTGTTGATACAATGAATAACTTCCCTAAGATGATGTCAAATCTCGGTATCTCTTCAGATGAAGCACGCAAGTCAATCTCGGTGTTAAGTGATAAACTCGTAGGACTTCCTACAACTCTGGATGATGCAGTTTCAACTGTCCAACGCTTAACTGCAGTCAATAATGACCTTAAAGGCTCAACTGGAGCATTCCTTGCAATCAATAACGCAATCCTTGCTGGTAATGCACCTATGGAGCAACAAAAAACCGCTCTGGAACAATTATCGCAAGCCTACTCTAAAGGCAAGCCAGATATGATGGAATGGCGAGCTATGCTTTCCGCAATGCCGGCACAGTTGCAACAAGTCTCGAAGTCTATGGGTCTTTCTGGCATTAATGACCTTCAACAAGGACTAACAAGCGGTAAAATCTCAATGACAGATTTTATCAATGAAATCATTAAATTGAACAATCAGGGCTTACCTGGATTTCAGTCATTCGCAGAACAAGCAAGAAACTCGACTGGCGGTATTCAGACATCACTCGCAAACCTAAGAAACGCTTTTGTTCGCCTAACAGCTGGAATTATCGACGCTATTGGACAAGCAAATATCAGTGCCTTTCTTAATGGAATATCTAAAGCTATTACAACCGCTATACCTTATGTTCAAGCATTCATCAGAATACTATCAATGGCAATCTCAGCCGTAGTATCACTATTCGGTGGGGGTGCTAAAAAAGCACAAGAAGTAAGTAACGCTATGAAAGCTTCGGCTATTTCAGCAGGTGGAGCAGGTGGTGGTTCTGGTGGTCTTGCAGGGGGTGCTAAACAGGCAGATAAAGCCTTAGGTGGTGCGGCGAAAAAAGCCAAAGAATTAAAAAAGCAACTCGCAAGTTTCGATGAAATGAAAACACTACAAGACCCCCTACCAGACAGTGGTAGTGGTGGTTCTGGTGGAAAAGGTGGCTCTGGAGGCTCTGGCGATGGCGGTGGAGCAAGTGGAGCTATTCAAGGTGTCGATGGACTATTCGATGGTCTTGATAATATGGGCAACAAAGTCGATGAAATCGTCAATGGCATTCTTAGCTCTCTTGGCAAATTATGGGACGCTTTCAAGCAAACTGAAACCTTTAAAGCTATAGCTGGAGCAGTGGAAGAAATCTGGAATGTTTTATCTACTCGCCTTGGCTCAATCTTTGGCAACATTGGCAATACCTTTTCAGCATTAATGGAAGCATTCTCAAACACTACAAGCGAACGACTTCCAGAAATTGACTTGGCTTTTGCAGAGTTCTTTGGTGGTTTTGGACATCTCGTAGCGGAAACCTTTAACCTTGCTTTAATGCCGATTGATGGATTTTTCAAAGGATTTTCTGAAGTCATTACAGCTAACGCACCGCAAATATCAGAAAGCTTTTACAACAATTTACTTCCATTAGTCTCAACAGCAGGACAAATTGCAGGTGAAATTGGTAATAGCTTTCATTCAATCAGCGAGGCTTGGGAACCGGGCTTCCAGTCTCTCGGACAATTAGCTGGACAATTCTTTACGGACTTATTGACCACTTCTGGAAACAATATGCCACAAATCACTGGACACTTTAAAGAATTAGCTACAAGTGCCATAGATAGTCTTACTCAAATTGGCACAACAGGTGGAAACATTTGGAGCACCTTTATGGGTTCAATGAAAAAACTCTGGGACGAAAATGGTAAAGGTGTTCTCGACGGTATCTTTAAATTCGTGGATAATGTTATTCAGCAGTTTAACAGATTTATCAATGAAGTTCTTAATCCGATTATCAAGCCTTTCTTGCAGGAATTCGAAAAAGTCTGGAAAGATAGTATTCAGCCTATGATTGATGAAGTGGTAAGGTTCGTAATGAAACTCATTAAAGCGGCAACGGACATCTACAATGGCTTTATCGCACCGATTAACAATTTCATTTCTGGAATTCTCGCACCAGTCTTCGTGACTTTCGGCTCAATTATCGGTGGAGTGTTCAACACCATTATCAAAACCGTGGCAGACTTTGTTGGTGGGTTCTTCAAATTCTTAAATGGAATTCTCGACTTTATCTCTGGGGTCTTTACTGGAAACTGGGGAAAAGCTTGGGACGGCGTAAAAGGAATGTTCAAAGGAATTGTTCAAGGTTTCGGAGCAATCATTAAAGCACCGATTAACTTGATTATTAACATCATTAACGGCTTTATCGATGGGCTAAGAAATATCAAAATTCCAGACTGGGTGCCTGGTGTCGGTGGTAAAGGAATTAACATTCCACGAATACCCCTACTCGCACGTGGTGGTGTTGTCAATAAAGCTACAATGGCAGTTATCGGTGAAGCTGGACAAGAAGCTGTTATGCCTCTCGAGAATAACACTGGCTGGATTGATAAACTGGCAGGACAAATCGCAAATAAAGGTGGCGTTGGCACAACCTCAGACCAACCGATTATGCTAAATGTTCAAATCGGAGATGAAACTATCTACTCTAAAGTTATTGAAGGTATAAACAACAAAACCTTTATGAGTGGTGAAAATCAAATCTTCGTATAATAACAAGGGGCGAACCACCGCCCCTAAAAAACTATAAAAGGAATTAAAATGACAAGAGTTTCTCAACAATTACTCAAAATAAATGGAATAGCAGTCGCTAACCCTAAAGAATACTCGGTGGAATACAACAAACTTTGGTCAAATGCAGGAAGAAATCTTGCTGGTCGAATGAGTGCCACTCTCGTGGGACTTTACCCTAAAATCAAGGTCAAAACCGCAATACAAGAGAAAGACGTTTTCGCTAGAATGGCTCAACTCTTGCAACTACCGCAGTTTAACGTGGAATACTATGACTTTATGTCGCAAACCACTCGCACTGGTATTTTTTACGCAAGTGATTTTGATATTAAATTAAAAGAACGAGAGCGAGGCTTAATTGAAGAAGTATCTTTTAGTCTTGTTCCTTATGATAAATATTAACCTTATAACGCCGATACAAGCCCTAGGAGCGACTTTATGCTAAAACATACATCAGAATACCTTTCGGCAGTTAAACAGCGTTCTAAACGCCAGAAAACAGCCTTAGAATTGAAGAACCCTAATAACACATTCTCATTGAACCAAAACATCACAGACAAACTCACACAAGTCAAAATCACAGCTAATGGCACATTCCTTGCAACGGCAATGAAGAAAGCTGAAATCTATCTTAGCGGAGTGGAATTTTCTAATCTTCAAGGAAAGACTTTTAAAATCACCACTGAATCAGAAAATGTAGCTCTTAATAAATATGTAAAAATATCACTCGGAGTTTTCACGGTTAAGGAAGTCAAAACTGACTATGAAAAACTGGAAACAATCCTTACTGCTTATGATGTAATGGGTAAATTCGCAGAAGAAGACTTCAATGAAACTCACATCAACTTTCCTACAACCGTCAAGGACTTAATAAGAAACATCGCAACGAATAACGGATTAACAGTCGATGAAACAAACCTTAACACCCTTGCGAATATCAATCTAACGATTGACCAAAATCTTTGGCTCAAAATCAATAACACCACTACTCGCAATGTTCTTGATGAAATAGCGAAAACTACCGCCACCAACATTGTTATCAGAGATGAAGAAATTGTCTTTAAGAAACACACAGCTGAAAATAATAGTTATGTCTTAAATAAAGATAATCTCTTAAAATTCAAGCTGGGACAAAGTTATGGAAACATCAATAGTGTCGTTATTGGCAGAGAACCCCAAAATGACAACATTGTCCATAAGCACAATTCAGCGACCACGCCAGAGAATACCTTTGATATTAAAATTGTTAATAATGAAATTCTCGACAAACGAAGAGTTGAAACTATTGTCCCTATCTATAATGTTTTAGTGGGCAATACACCTTACCTTAAAACTTATGAGATAGAATGCAAAACAGAAGGACACGGCTTTTATGAAGTCGGAGATTATATTCCTTTTAATCTCAATAATCAGACTGGTAATGGCTTTCTTAGTGAAATAGTTCTTATTGTCAAAGGTGGGCTTGATGAAACATTGAAATTCAAAAATCCTACAAACTCGAAGACCAACCATAAAACAGCTGGTTCAATCATTAAGACAATCTGGAATACTGAAATTGAAACAGACAAACAGAAACAGCAAATCTCAGCTATCGTGGAAAAAACGGAAACAATCGACCAGAAGACACGAACAGAATTAACTAAGCTGGAACAGAACATTAACAATTTCAACTATCGCATTCAAAAAGCAGGTAGTCTGAACCTTATTAAAAACTCAGCATTCTGGAGCTGGGAAAAAGATAAACCGAGTTTCTGGCAAGCCGTAAAAAATCCACAAGTGCAAAGCTCGGCAGAAGCTAAGGCTAACGGCTCAATTTCAGCTAGAACAATATTCTTGAGTAATAACACAATCTCGCAGACAATCTCGACTGTTATCAATGAACCTTACTCATTCTCGTGTCTTGTGAAAAAACCTGTTATTGGAAACCTAACCTTTAAGATATACCAGAACAGCGAAGCTACTCACACTGAAACAATCGCTCACGGTAAAGAAGAATTCTATAAGAAAATCCAAATCCAGAACATCATCGCTAAAACGAATGAAATTAAAATTGAAATAACTTCAGATAATGCAAATGGAGCAATCCTTGCAGATATGATGTTTGTGAATTCAAACACTTCACATAACTGGACAATGGCACAAGGAGAAATCGCTAACTCAAATGTCGTTATTGATGAAAAAGGTATTCTTGTAAAATCAAGCTTGAATGAGGGAGATTATACAATCATTTCACCACTGGAATTTTCTGGTTATTCTAAAATCGGCACGGAGAGCGAAAAAGTGTTCTCTCTTAATAAGGACACCACAGAAGTTAAAAAACTCAAAGCGGAAGATGAACTGAGTATGACACCGATTAAAATCATCGCAGTGAAACAAGGTGAAACTACAGGCTGGGCTTTCGTGAAGAATGGAGAAAGATAGATGAATGACAATCTTAGAGGCAACAGCGTAAGACTGGGTGGAAGCAATAATAACTACGCTTTCGTAAATTTTCAGCTTGCTGGACAAGATGTAGCAGGAAACTATTCTTTAATAAACTGGCAGTTTTACGCACACTTTGAAAGAGCGGATGCAGAACTTCGTGCCGGAGTTGTCAATACTAACGCTGGACAAGTCTATAATAACGGTGGAAGGATTAAAGGATTTCAAGGTTTAGCTACAAGAGATATACCGATTGCAAGTGGAACTGTTCGCATAGACCACCGACCAGATGGCACAGCTGAATTCCAAATCGGAGTATCGTTATTCTTCTACAATACTGGAACAAGTGCTGGAACTTCTCGTGTTTATAATCTTCCGACTATTCCACGCCAGAGCCAACCTACCTTTTCGAAGAACCTTTATACAGTAGGTGAGCAAATCTGGCTCAATATGAACCGAAAAGCTAACTTCACACACATTGGCTCGCTACAAATTCCAGACCAAAATGAAATTGTTCGCTTTGAACACGCACAAGGTGAATTCGTATGGACACCTAACGAAGCACAGATTGATGAAATCTATAAACGAATGGCGAATACCACGAGAACCAGTCTTGGAGCAGACATCACGACTTGGAACGGTGGAACTAAAATCGGTGGATTGACCTACACAAACGTGGAAATCCAAATCAATCCAGAAACAGTTAAGCCGACCTTCAATGATTTTGTCTATAAAGATGTAAATCCTAAAACAGTCGCAATCACTGGCAACAATCAGATTTTAATTAAGGGTTATTCACAATTTAAAGCCACGGTATTGGCTAAAGATAAAATGACCACTAAAAAATACGCAACGCCAGTAAAATATCGCTTGGAACTCGACGGACAGGCTTCAGAGCTAAACTACAGCGACACGCAGAACCTTGAGTTCCCTAGTCAAACGGTAAATTCTGATGGCACTAAAACTGCCACTATCACAGCGATAGACAGCCGTGGCATAACTACATCAGTCAATAAAAATATCGTTGTTCTTCCACACCTACAGCCGTCTATAAACATTGAAGCGAAACGAAGAAACAACTTCGACAACATCACCAGTCTTAAAGTATCTGGTTCATTCTCACCCTTAAGAGTAAATGACCAAGATAAAAACTGTATTGAAACAGTAAAATATCGTTATAAAAATTCAAATGGAAGTTTTGGGGCGTGGAAATCCTTGGAACTCACGCAATCAAATGGTAGTTTTACGGCAAAGGAGGATTTTCTCGACTTGAACAGTGCAGACTATTATGACATTGAAATTCAAGTTGATGACAAATTATCTTCTAAAAATGAAATAGTTCGTGTTGAGGCAGGCAAGCCTTTAGTATTCTTCTCAAATAACAAGGAAAAGGTGGGCATTAACAAAGTGCCAGAACTCGGAGACCTTGATGTGCTGGGCGACATTTATTCACGAGGCAGAAAGGTTCTCACTGATAATCAAGAAGATACCGACCACTGGGAAATGATAGATATGGGGTGGGGAGCAAGAGGCTTATTCTATAAGAAGAATGGCTTTTGTGGCTTTCGTTTATCTTTCACTGGAAATTATGGTAATGGTAGAATGCTCGAAAAAATAAAAGAGAAATACTGGCCTAAGCACGAAACAGCTTTTGCTGGAATATGTATCAATAACAGTAGGCACTCGGGCGGTTTCATCATCAAGCTCGGCTTAAACGGTGAAATCGAAAAGCGTGGAACTGATAGTTATGAAGAATACCACGTATCTGGAGTGTATTTAGCAAAAAATAATTTATAAAAAAGGAGAATAAAAAATGGCTATTGTAAAAATTATTACAGATGAACGAAATGCAATTATGACTTGGCACGAAATCGACCACTTCACAACAAGCTTTAATGGAACAGGCACAGTTGTAATTCGCAGTTTCGCAAATGGAGCAACATACGCAGATGAAGTAAAAGCTCGACAAGCAGGCGACAGCACAAAGGACTTGAGCCTAAATACTTTCAGTGTTCAAATACCAGAAGGAACTGAAATTTCAAAGGAAGCAATTGAGAAAGAGCTTTTGAAGAAAGAATATTTCAGAGAAAAAAGTTCGAGACAAATCTGGGATTTTGAAGAAAATAAAGCAAAACAGGTGTAGAGAAAGGAGGAGTATGGATGACAAATATATAAGTAAAGAAGTCTTCGAAGCGCGAATTGATGTTTTGGAAGAAAAAATCAACAGTTTGACGCAGATCGTTGAGCATACCAATGATCAGCTCGAGATTATCGCAGGGCTTTCAAAATCAGTCACTGAGCACCAAAAAGACATCGAGAGTGTGCGGCGCGAAGCTGAGCGCAATAAAGAGCGTCTTCGGCGACTCGAAGAGAATCAGAGTAAAATTGTTTGGGCTGTAGGCGTCGCAATTTTAGGAGCATTAGTGCAATTCGTTCTGAACGGTGGATTAATTAAAAAGTAAGGAGAAAATAATGGCAAAATACATTCAAAAAACAAGTCCGAACCTTGATATTAGAGCAAGCCGAGGCTGGTGCTTACAATATGCAGACGATGTGGTTAATGCACCAGTTCGTAGAGAATCGGCAGGGCTAGAATACTTAGCTCAAAGGGCAGCAGGAAATATTCACGAAGAAGAACCTCCTGTCGGTCTTTGGGTTCCAGTCTTCTTCGATATCACAAGCGGAGAATATGATCCCTACGAACACGTAGGTTGGGCGTTTAAGCACGGAGATGGAAGGATCGAGATTCATGACAGTGAAGTTCATAGCGGAGCGAGAGGAATTTATAACTCGATTGCTGAAATCTGTCAGTGGTTCAGCATATACGGACTTCGATATCTTGGTTGGAGTGAACGAATTGGCGGTGTTCAGATTGTAGAGAAAAGCGACAATGTTCGTGTAGTAAATTCAGGTGTTGGAGTAAATGTTCGCTATGAACCTACAACTCAATCTGGAGTGTTCGCAACTTATCCAGATGGTTCAGATATTGAAATGGCAGGCTGGGTGTTCGGCGAAAATGTCAATGGTGATGATCGTTGGTTTAAGTCTAAGCGTTCGGGTGTTTATCTTCACTTCTCGGCTTTCGATGAAAAAGAAGGTTCATTGCCAAATCTGGGAGATTTTCGAAAAGTTCCACAACCTGAAAGTAAAGCAGTAGTTCCAGAAAATAAAGCTCCTGAATTTATTGAGTTCGAAAAAGAGTTCGACTTTGTAGACGAAGTAGTTCCAGCTCATGTTTCTAACCAGTTCTATGGGCGAAAAAATCTCAAAGATGACAATGGAAAATACTTTGGTAATATTCCACAAGATTATGAAATTCAGAAAAAGTTTGTTGATGAATTACAGCGAGATTCGCAACCAATTCGTGAAATTACAGTTCATAACACAGCAAATGATTCAATCGAGGCGACAACAAATGAATTTAGGCGCAAGGAAAGCTTTAAGTCTGCTCATCTTGTAGTTTCGAATGATAAAATCGTTCAAGTTGTGCCAAAAGGAAATACGGCTTTTACAAACGGTAATCACGAAAGCAATATTGAAAGCTTTACAATTGAATTTCTTGACAATGTGACTGATGAACGTTATGCTGAAGTTCTAAAGAAAGTTTCGCAAGCACTTGGTGTTGATAAAATAGGAAAACACCGCGATCATTCTTCAACGGCTTGTCCAGCGCAACTTTCGGACGAAAGATTTAGTAAAATTCTGGCAAAAGTTAAGGGCGAAGATGAAGCTAAACCCGAAGCGCCAAAACAGCCTGAAAACGAGCCAAAAACACCTGAAAACGAAGGTATTATAACTCAAAATGAAGCTAAAAATGATATGCCGCAAAATAATAAAAGCGTAATTGGCGATATAGTAGTGCGATTAAACGATAAGGATTTTAAAATGTTAGAAGATTTGCAAAAAGAAGCAGTTAAAAATATTGGCGATATGGATTATGAGCCACGAATTAGCGAGAAGGCTAAAACTACAGTATATTTCATTGCTGACCTTGGGATTTTGACAAATATGTTAATTGCTACAATTTGCGTAATTTTAATTCCAAACGCAACAAAAGAGATTTTGGCGATCAGCGGTGCGGTTGCTACGGCATTTGCAGGACTAAAACCAATTTTCAAACTTGGTGCAAAGAAATAAAACGCTTAACCTTGCAAAAATTCTCATCTTTTGATATAATGATAGCAGGTGTGGAAAAAGAGTTTCCTTTCCAAAGTATGTTCTCAAGTTCCACACCACTAGGCAGATAAAATGACAGGATGTCTATGTGATTGTTATCTGTTCCAGCAGAAATATTTCAAATCGCAGAAGAAGAGCACCCCTAAAAGGTGTTTTTCTTTTTACTCAAAAATGGTAAAATGTATAAAAAACCTATTGACATTTATTATGTAAAATGTTATAATGGAAATATAATAAGGAAAGGAATATATGAAATTACCAAAAGAACTACCTAAAGCAATTTATCTAACAAATAGCGATGATGAAATTCAGTTTTTCGCATTCAATCCAGACTGGGAGAAAGAAGACGGAGAACAAATGTATATGACTAACAGTGGAAGTGTAGATAGCTATCAATACTCTTACTATTCTGACGCTGATTTTACCTACATTACTAAGAATGATGAGTATGAATACGAAGAAGATGTTAAGGATGAAACTTATCCATTTCACGAAAATCACAAAAAGATTGAAGACAGTCTAACTATTAACATTGACAAACTCAGCGACAAAGACTGGGAGAAATTAGTCGAACAAATCGAAGAAAACTATGAAATAACCGTGCTTTAATCATTTTAAACGCAACCGAAATAAAAGCCCTACAACGGGCTTTTTATGTTGGAATGGGTATTTTACCATTTTTTAATCTAAACTCGCTCAGAACGCAAGGAAATGGCCTTAGAATTGAAATTCTTTGGGACTTGGTATTTCATTATCGACATAACCGCATTTTTTTATGAAATTCACGGCGTCTAAAAAGCCGAAAGCAACATAAACCTTGAAGCCTTGATTTTCTAAAACTTCCAACCATTCTTTTTGTTTTGCAGAAGCTTTATTCTTCCCACTCGGCTCTTTTAATTCAATGGCAATATTCACAAACTCACCGGATTTTGTCTGATTTTCATTCAAAAAAACAAAATAATCTGGAACACCAGCAGACACGCCGATACGCTTATTCATCACCCCACGTCCAACGTTGCCACCAGTTTCATTTGGACAGTGAAAATGCTTAATGTTCCGCCATTTTAACCAGTTATGAAGATGAGAGGCTTCTATATATTCTTTATGTATCATAGAACAAAAATATCACGAAGAAAATGATAAATCAACATTGACCTACTTAACAAAAAAAGCTATAATTGTAGTAGGTATATTTCATAATTACACGCACGAATTGACTTATACCTGGATACAAATATTAAATTTTTAAAAAGCAGGTAATGGGTTGATTTTTAATAATAAAAGTGATATTATTAAAGAGCATGTAATTATGGAATGACCCCTTATCTGTTTCAGAAAGGGGTTTCTTTTATGGAACAAAAACAATTAAAAATAGACAGCATAAAAAGTCGTAGTTATGATTTTAGAGTTGCTCACCTTTATGGTATTGTAGCAAGCTCTCTATTAAACAATATCGCTTATTTTAGTGATTATCATAACGGCGAAGAATATTGGCATAATCAAAGTGAAATCGCTTGGATTTTAGGTTGTTCGGAGTATCAAATCCGAAATGCTAAAAATAAACTCGAAGAAGCAGGAATAATTCAAGCTCGACAATCATATAAACCAAACTCAAATGTAAAAACCACATATTGGAAAATATGCGAAAACGCAGGAGCAATTATTGATGAACAATGGGAGCAATTCTTACTTTCAGTAAATGAAAAAACTAAATCCTCTGAACCTAAAAAAACTAAATCCTCTGAACCTTTAGAAACTGCATCTTCAGAGACTTTAGAAACTTCATCTTCTTTATATAAATCTAATAATATAAATCTAATAAATAAATCTAATAATAAAAATAATTTTAATAGTATAAATACTATTAAAAGAGCAAAAAGCTCTAAGAACACGTGTATCACAGAAAAAAATTTAAATTCTCAAAACTCTGAAATCTCTCAATCTTCTATTAAACCGAAGAAAACATCTAAACAAAATGAAACTCTCAATATCGAAACAAACTCTCAAACGGAAGAAAACCTTAATTCCATTAAACCGAAAGAATTAAACTCTAAAAAACACCGCGAGCCGAATGAGTGGGGCGGTTATGGCAAACCAGAAATAGACCACTTATTCTATGAATGGGAAAAATCAGTAAAAACACCCTTAACTGGAACTAAACAGCTAAACCGCAATACTGCACAAAGGCTATTAAAAAAATATTCTGAAGATGACCTTATAGGAGCAATTAAGATAGTTGCCCTTACTAAACAAACCGACGACAGATATATTCCAGTTATTAACAGCTTAATGGACTTGGAGAATAAATTCGGTAGTTTAGTTCATTGGTATCAAAAGAACAAACAAGCATACGAAGAACAACAACGGATTAAACAAGCAACAGAAGGCGACACCCTTTCAGAAGAAGACCTATTGGCATATATGGAAATGATGAAAGATGAATAAAACAATCTCTGACTACTGTAAATCAATTTTAAAGCCATTTACAAGCCCTACAAGCGACTTTAACACACGAAATGAATACTTTACCATTTTTAACGCTAAAAGCCCGTAGAACGCAAGGAAATAGGCTTAAAACGCAAAATAACGCAACATCACACATTCAAATAACGATAGATAGGAGCATAAATGGAAAAACGAATTACCACGCAAGATAAAAAAATAGCATTCTTTAACAAATTCAGAAACAACTTAAGGGGGGGGAAACTCTTAGCTAAAACATACGAGAAACCTTTATACAATAAGGACGGTTTTGAACTTATTCAACTAAATGACAATGGAGCAGTATATCGCTATGGATTAGTTAAAATCTTTGGAGAACAATATCCAATCGCAATTACTGGGGAAGACTACAATTCACTAAAAGCGAAACTCATATCAAAAGAACCACCTAAATTTATTGAATTAAATGGACGGATTATCGCAAGCAGTGCAATTCAAAGCGTTATGCCAGAAGTTGAAATTGATAAAAAAGCAGATTTGAAAGACATTCAAGCTGAATTTCAAGGTTATCAAGAAGTAAAAGATATTAAGGATTTATAAGGAAAGGAAACAATAAATGAAAACATTAAAAAAACTCAAAGTCATTGGCTACATAGTCTATACGAAGGACAAAAAGAAAATTGAGCTCTCACCAAAAAACTGGGAAGAATTAGCAGAAGAAATTCGCAACAATCCAGAACACTTAATGCGAAATAAAATTGAAACCGTGGAAGAAAAGGTGGCTACCGTGGATGACTATTACACCTTAGCTGGGGAACAAATCGCTAAACCTTTACCAGAGAATTGGCAGTATAAAAAAATACCAGTCTGTCGCTATACTAACGAGGGTGAATATGTAGTAAAAAACTACGAGAAAGAAGTTATTGATAAAAAAGGAAGAGCAACAATTATCAGAAAGCCTTATCAATACGTTTTTAACGAAGAAACGCAGAAATTCGAGATAACAGCCTAAACCATTTTGCCCACATAGGCAAATAGGTTTTCCACAGAATTGTGGATAACTCAAAAAGTCTAAAAATGTCTAAAAAATCTATTGACATTTATTAAGTAAATTGCTATAATTAAACTATAATCAATTAAACACATAAGGAAAGGAAACGATTATGGAAAATATAGAAAACCTACAGAACCAACTTAAAGAAATCCAAGAAAAAGGTTCATTAGAAATTGGTTTTAGTAGTTCAATCTTCAAAGACCCATATTTTGACAATGTCTTTGTATTCGACCAAATTATGCCAGAAATTGTTGAAGAAGGATTTTTCCAAAACGAAGAAGATAAAAAAGGTGGTGGAGTTCTTCTTCAAGCAAGAATTTTAGACAAATATTTTGAAGATATTGAAATGTATCAATTTGGACATCTTGCTGATTATTTCTTCAACTATAAAGGAAATCTAAAATAGTATGACAGCTACAGATAACTATTTCGAAGTTTTAAAGAAAATAATCAATATCAATAAAGAGCTGAAGGTGGAGTTAAAAAATACTCCACGCTCAGAACTCGAAAATATGCTCTTTCAAGATTTAGAAGTAATGAAAACAGCACTTAGTAGGAGTGGAGATATAGAAGCAATCAAAGCAGATATGCTTTATAAAGAAACTTTAAGAAATATCAATCTGAAAGAATTAGCAGATAAAATAGAAGAATTCGTAAAGGAGAACTAAGATGAGAACAACTAAAAAAACAAACATCGAAGACAAAATTGAATTTATCGGATTTATCAAAATTTTCATTGGAATAGTCCTTATGACTGGAGAAATTGAGAATGTTTCACTTGTGGAATTTATCAAAATTAAAGCAGTTTGTTTGGGAGTATTCATCGCTGGAATTTTATTAGTTCGCATAGCACACATAATCAGAAAGGAAAAGAATGAGCAAAATAGGGGCTTATATTATCAACGCCGAAGATATGGACGCTATTGATTACTCGGAAGAAAAGGAGGCATACGAAGAAAATGGCACTGGTTAGCAAAAGAGAAGCATATCGAAGAATTAGAGCAGTTTTAGCGAAACCGAAGAAATTACGCTCGGTGGATGTAATCTGTGATTTGGAACAATTATTCGCATTGCTCGAGACAAAGGACATTACAAATGGAATTCGCAGAATTACGAAGACCGTGAATATTGATAGCGTTCCAGATAGACAACTCTTATGTTTGCTCGCAGAATATTGTATCGAGAAAAAACTCGACAATGAGCAAGCTATTATGGAATACGCAGAATTTATTAAATTGAGAAAATAAGGAGAATAACAATGGTAGTAAAAACTGAAACAACTAAAAAAACCGTCTTAAAGAAGAAAGTAAAAGGTTATAATTACAAATACACAGACCTTGCTGGAATTCACGAGTATCTCGAAGAAAAAGGTTATACATATTGGCAAGAAGTGGAAGAACTCAACGGTGAAGAAAGAATTATCACTCATATTCTAAATAAAGATGACAAAGAAATTCGTAGAGCCGTAGGCTGTAAGATTATTTCGACTGCTCTTCAAGGAAAGCAAAATGCAACGCAAGAATACGGTTCAGGTATCACTTACGCTCGTAGATATTCACTCTTAATGGCATTGGGGCTTGCAACTGAAGATGATGATGCAGAAATTATGACCAAAGGAACTACAACGAAATCATCACCACGCATTGATTTTTCAGAAGTTCGCCAACAAATTAAAAACGCCCAAAGTATAGAAGAATTGATGAAGATTTATAGCACAATCCCAGAAAGTCTAACTCAATATTTCACAACGGATTTTACTAACGCAAAGAATAGAATTAAAGGAGAATAACAATGGGAGTAATAACTTTAAACTCGGAAGAAATCATTAAACTTGGAACATCAGCATTAAACGCTATTCACGATGAACAAGCTGAAAGTGATTTAGCTAAACTCATTGAAATCAAAGATAGCATTGATAACTTTCTTGATACCGTAAAAAAGCAAATCCTTAAAGAAGTTATGGAGAAAAATCCAAATGTTACGGCGTATCAAGGAAAACTCTTAAAAATGGAATTCAGAAAATACGGTTCAAAATACGCTATTAAAAAGGGACTTGATACTCTCGCAGTAGATAACGGTTTTGCAAAAGCTAAAACGACAATATCTTTAGACACAAAAGCTATAGATGATTATGTAGAAAACTCTGGTGTTTTGCCAGAATATATCGAAGAAAAAAATCGCCCTACAACCTTAACAATCAAGAAGATTTAAAAAATCTAAAAAATGTCTATAAAATGATAAAAATCTATTGACTTTTCTTGTGTAAAATATTATAATGTAAATATAATCAATTAAACATACAAGGAAAGGAAAATAGTATGGATTATGAAGCAATAATTAGAAGCACTTGGACATACGAGGAATACACGGACGAAACTTTAAGTTTCAACCCACAGTATGCGTATATCTTCTTCAGCCACGACAACGGCTACAGTATTGAAGCTATGGACTTTGAAAAACTTCACAAAAGAGCTGAAGAAATCGGAGAAGAACGAATTATCGCAGTTGATAAGAATATGAGCAAGCTTTGCAAATTCGCATATAAATATCTTCAAGAACTTGTGGATGATGAGGGAGTTGATATTGATGAAGCTTATCTTCAACTACCGAGCGGTGTATGGATGGAATTCAAAAATGAGAGTAGTAGGAAATAAATCGCAGGAACTCACCGACTATGTTTTCAGCCTTGTCTATCAAGGCTGGACACTAGGTTGGAATATAGCGAAAATAAATAGATTTCTCGAGAAACCTCGTGGAGAAAAAGAAATTCTTATTTTCGAAGAATGGGAAGATTATCTCTTCTGTCAATCTGATGAAATTAAAGGTTTTCTGGACATAATCCAAGGTGGCATAGATTTTGATGAAATCTTAACTCGCATTGAAGATGAGGCAATTAGAGAAAAAGAAGAATTGGAACTTGAAATATAAGGAGAATAACAATGGGACAAACTAAAGCAGGAGCAATTAAAGCACGACAAAAAATTATTGAACTTTACGGCGAAGACTTTTACGCTAAAGTCGGCAGAAAAGGTGGTAAAAATGGGACTACTGGAGGGTTCGCAAAAGACCGTGAATTAGCCAGTAAAGCTGGAAGAATTGGTGGATTAAAATCAAGACGCACTGATGTAGCAAGTAAATTCGAAATGAACGGTGAAATTCTAACAGCGAAAGAATGGCAGAAGAAATTAAATGTCAACCTTGCAACCGTTTATTCTTACGCAAAAAAAGGTAAACTGAAAAAAGTCGAAGAAGGACGCAAGAAAATCAACGTAGTCGCAAGTGAAACAATCCACGCTATCAAGTTAAGGAGTGCTTAATGGGAAAATCTAAAAGACTGTATCAAATTCCAGTAGGAAGAGAAATCGAGGACAATCAAAATACACGTTGGAAAATAGTTAAACATATATCGCCCTTTACCAAACTGAAAAACGGTGAAATGGTCGCATATATTGACATTATGGAGGAACTCTTACTTACTGACGACAATCTTTATAGAATAGAAGCAGATTTATCAAAATTTCAAACCAGTATTAAATAAGGAGAATAACAATGTTTAAAAACAATTCAAATAGTATGAAAAAAGAAGTTAAAGAAGTTTATAGGATTTCAGATGTTTCTAACAGTGAAAGCGAAGCTAAAAAGGAAATCATTCAAAAACTCGACAAGGAAGCACAAAAAATCTCAGAAAAAATTCACGATGATATGATTGAATTCCACGAAAAAATGATTAAAAAATACGGAGAAAACTATCGTGGAACAAATATTATGTGCTCAGTCGTAATCAACAGTGGCAAAGGAATTAGAACCCTTGCGAACGCTAACTTTGCCGACTATACTCTAAAATCTCAAAAGGAAGTTAAAAAAGTTATTGAATCGCTCGCATTCATTGCTGAAAAGGTGGGCGAAAAAATCCAAGCTCAAGCTGATATAGACTTTAAACAATCTGAAGAAGACATCAATATGGAGAAAGCTCATAAAATCGCAGATGGCGTGATTGGTATCGTAAACTTTTCAAAGGAATTTTTCGGAGAAAAAGTCTATATTAAAATGAGTAAAAAAGGTTATCTTGACCCTTACGGAATGATAGATTTTAACAATAAAAAAGCTTTTGATTTCGTGAAGAAACTTCTTGATAAGAAAAGTGCTTATGAACGAGAGGAATTCTGGGACACTCTTAAGAGTAAATTCAAGGAAGTTATGAGTATAGATGTTTAAACTAAAACTCAGTCAATCTCTCATAAATATGTGGCTTGCTGGGAGAAAAAGCGAAGTTATCGAGAGCCTTTTCGGTAAATGGCAACCACCAAATCAATATCAAAAATTCGGTATTGAACAACACGAAAAATGGGAGCAAGAAGTTAATGAAACTCATTGTCTCCCAGCCGTGTTCGGTGGAGAAAAACTTCATAACCCCCAAACCGAAGTCTATCGAAAAATTAAACTCGCAGACTGGCTCTGGTATTCTGGAATTACAGACTTAATCGACAATGAAATTCTTTACGATTACAAGACTGGAAAAACTCGAGCTAACGCATATGTAAAAAATATTCAAGTTGGAAGTTATGGATTATTATTCCCAGAAGCAAAAGCCTTTAAATACTTATGTTGGAACCAGTATAATGACACAATCACAGAGGCAACAATTCTCATAACCGAAGAACTAAAAACTGAAACCATTGATAAAATTCTAACTGTCGCTTGTGATATTCGTGCTGAAATGGAGAGATTAGGATATACTAACTTTAATAACGTTGATAAACCCTTAAAAGAAAGTGAGATTAAAAAATGACATTCGCAGGACTATTAGGTAAAACCTTGGCAATCGCAGTCATCATAACGATTATTGGAATTGTTCTATCAATCCTTATTGATGTGATAACTTTAAGCTTTGCTAACGCAGTTATTAAACTTTTAATTCTCTTTACTATTGGATTGTTTATCACTATTTTTGCAGGTGCATATAATCTAACAAAAGGACATTAAAGATGAAAACATATAGATTGCTCTGGGACTTACCTTTCGCAGAAGCAGGTGAAATCTTCACTCGAGGAACAGACCTAAGAAATGGGATTGACTATATCGAGATATATAAAAAGGCAAATCCAGAAGATTACGAAGAAACTTGTTTTGGTTTTAAAATGAACTTCTTCCTTGATAATTTTGATGAATGGTTCGAGGAACTACCAGACCTTAATGAATACTTTTATATAACTGATGATGGTAAAGTAGATTTCGTGGTGGAAGAAAATCACAATCTCAGCAAACGCAGAAAGGAAATCGGAAATATCTTCAGAAGTCAAGAAGAAACTGAAAAACATATAGCCTACCTAAAAGCGGAAACAATCCTTAAAGAAGACACAAAAGGTTATAAGCCTGATTGGGGAAATGAAGATGAGCCTAAATATTCTGCTTATTTTAATACTCGCCGTGGCGAACCAGATTTTGACAGTGTTTATGTGGAGAAACAACCAACAATATATTTTAGAAATATAAAACAAATTGAAGAAAGCTTTAAAAAACACCCAGAAGAATGGAAGACATATCTGACTTATGGACAATAAGCAACTCGAAAGAAAGTTAATTAGATTATTAAGGCAGGAAAGGAAGCAAAAAATGAAACAACCTACTAACAAGGAACTTTTAGAAATAGTGGCAATTCTTGCAGAGCTAACTTCAGAAATAGTTAAAGAAAATCGCACATATTTGAACTATCTTAAAAATCCTCCAGAAACGAGGGCGGAAAAGTGGGAACAAGAAGATAAACTTATGGAGATAAGTAAAAGAGTGAATTTCCTTTGTGGGAAATCGCAAGGCCTCGTATTGAGACATAAGGATTTATTGAACTTAGAAATACTCGGAGAATAAGAATGTTAAACACAGCACAAAAGTGGGATTTTAAAAAGCAAGAATACGAAGATTATGAATTGCCAGAAGATTGTCCTTTAATTCCTTAAAATATGGCACAAATCATAAACTGTGCGAATTGTAGGAAAAAAGTTGAATTTGGAGATTGCTATTGTAGTAAAACAATTCATAATAATTGGGGTTTTGGCTTTCCAGTATGTGAAGAATGTTATAACAAGGAGCTAGAAGATGAAAGAGTTTATCAAAAATAAAAGACAAACTGTAATTAGAACTTTAATATTCATATTGTTTGTTTTACCGTCTATTGTTTTTTCATACTTGGCACTATTCGGAATTAACGTGAACAATAATCAAGGTTCTGCTTCATTCGTCTTAATGTTTATTGGCTTAATATCTATGGTAATTTCTAAACTCTCAGAATTGGAGACAAGATGAATTTCGATGAATACCAAAAAATAGCAATTCAATTTGATACTGCAAAATTAGCAATCACTGAAAAAGAACGTTATGACGGCTATATGGAGAAAGTTCTCGGCTTAGCTGGAGAAACTGGCGAAGTTATCGAGAAAATCAAAAAGCTATTACGAGATAAAAATGATGTTTTTAGTCTAACTCACGAAGAGCAAGTAGCACTCAAAAAAGAGCTTGGAGACGTGTTATGGTATCTTTCTGCAATCGCTTATTATAATGATTTTAGCTTGGAAAAAATCGCAACAGCTAACATCGATAAATTGATATGCCGAAGCGCACGTGGCAAAATTCACGGCAGTGGAGACAATCGCTAAAATTCGCCCTACCATATGGCGTAAAACTGGGTGAAGTATTAAAAAACTTCTGTAATAAATTTTATACAATCTTGAGTATAACTAAAATACTAACTAAGAATAGTTTAGCTCTTGCCTAAAGGTTATGCTCAAGGTTTCACGAATAAAAGGAGAATAAAATGGAATACGAGAAACCTAAAAAATATGGAAAAATTTTAGTAAAAAATGGAACTTATACTGACAAAAATGGAAACACTAAAAATCGCTATCACGAGATTGGAATTGTTTTTGCAACTGAAGATATGGAGCGAATTAGCGTGAAATTCCACAATACACAAAACGGCGAAGGACAATGGGCATATATCTTTAAAGATGAAGAAAAAGATTTCGGTGAAAAAGTAAATCTTGATGAAATTAAAGGAGTGTTTTAATTATTGATGAAAGGTGAAACTAAAGCACAAGGGTGGGCATTAAAATCTGGAGCAAAAGGACGCCCTAGTCCAGAAACGTTAAGGGAGCTGGGACTAAAAGTCGCTCAATATTCAAAGGAGCACGGCATAGGCTTTAACAATCCAGAAACAGCAGAAAAAGCTCGACTAAAAGGACTTGAAACTCGCCGAAGGAACGCTAAGCTGAAAAAATCAAAATAAGAGAACACCCCTAAAAGGGTGTTTTTCTTTATAAATGAAAAAAGTCTAAAAAAGTATAAAAAAGTCTAAAAAAACTATTGACTTTTATCGTGTAAAAATATATAATAGTAATATAAATAAATAATACATACGAAGGAAAGGAAATAGTATGGAAGAAGCAAAATATTACGCACAAATTATCGACAGCATTATCACTGGAGTAAAAGAAACTTACTCAAATAAATTGACTATTGATAATTCATCATTGAAAGCTTTAGTTATTGAATGGGGTGGAGATGAAGATTACTTTTACGACATCGAAGCTCGAGTAAATTGGAACGAAGATGAAACAGTATCAATCAATCATCTACTAAAAGAATTGGAATATCACAAAGAACTTTATGAAATGGAGCTAAAATAATGGACTTTGAATTTAAAACTAAAGTAAATGATTATTTTCTATTCGTAGAAAAAGAATACGGAGATACACCTAAAGTTGCAGAAATCTCTATAACGGCACTTTACCAAGGACACCTAAAATCTTTTGGAAATAATCCTTATGGTCAAGCCGAACTAAATATCGCTCTAAACTATGGAATATGGAGAAACTGTAAAACTAACGAAGAATTAGCTAAAATCTATGACAAATTATGGAAAGAACACAATGACTATATCTTCAATGAATTGTTTAAAGAAGATAAAGAAAAATTGGAAACTTTCATTAAAATTACAGACTAACAAATAACAAGGAGAAATAACAATGACTAAACAACAGAAATCACAAGGTTTTGGAATTTTATTAGATGAAATCAATAACGCTATCGAAGGACAAATCACAGAAAAACTATTAGAAGCAAAAAAGGAAATTCAAGCTGAATTAGATAAGCTACACTCACAGCAACCAACCGTAGTTATTCAAGGTCGCAAAAAAACTCAAATCAAGGGACTAAAGCATAAACAGCTGGACACCTTACTAAAAGTAGTTGGAATTGACCAGAACGCTTTACTCGTAGGTTCAGCGGGTAGTGGAAAAACTAAAGCTGGACAACAAGTAGCAGAAGCCCTAAAATTGGACTTTTACGCTATCAGTGTCGGCTCACAAACTTCAAAGTCGGACATTCTGGGCTATATGGATGCAAAGGGAGAATATGTTCAAACTGAATTTCGCAAGGCATATGAAAAAGGTGGGGTCTTCCTTATGGATGAAATTGATGCAGGAAACTCAAATGTTTTGATTGTCTTAAACTCAGCCTTAGCGAACGGACTTTGTGCATTCCCAGACAAAATGGTAGAAAAACACAAGGACTTTCGTTTTATTGGAACCGCTAACACCTACGGAAATGGAGCAAATCGCCAGTATGTTGGTCGCAATCAGCTGGACAGTGCAACTCTCGACCGCTTTACTATCATTGACTGGGAGATTGATGAAACTCTTGAGAAAAATCTCATTAGCTCATATGAAAGTGGAGAATATTGGCACGCAGTCATTAAGAAAATTCGAGACTATATTAAAAGGAATGAAATCAGAGCTATTGTTTCGCCACGTGCTACAATGAAAGGTGTTCAACTCTTAGGGCTTGGCTTTACTTTAGAAGAAACCTTGGAAATGTGTGTTTTTGGACAAGTTCCAGAAGATAAAATTCACAATGTTCGAAAAGAAGCTCAATCCGTGCCTAAACCTAAACACAAGGAAAAGCAAGAAGAAAAGAAAGAAGTTGAAGATTACCAGCTACCTTTCTAAATAAGGAGAAAAACAATGATAGACTTATTAGCAAAAGCTACAGATGACACTCATCATCACCCAGAATATAAGTTATCGTGGGGCTATCTCGAAGAAGATAAAGAAGATGAAAACTTCGATAGAGAGGATACTGGCTTTTACACGAGAGAAGAAGAAATATTCGTTAAGGCCAAAGGATTAAATAATTTTATTCGTGCAATCCTTGATGATGACAAAAATCATTTCATAGGACAGAAAAATGAGCATAACTCAAGCCATAAACAAAAAGAAGCAGGCTTTAATTATTTCGACGATTGGGACAAATGCATTGATTGCTTTCTAAACAATCCCCTCTCATTGAAAGAATTCACGGAGAACGAAGAACAACTCACAGAACACAATTCTTCTGGAAATAGTGTTGAATATGACAAAACTGGGGACTTCCTTGATGTATCAAAATTCTTAGGCGGAGATATGGATTGTTTCGGTAGTATGACAGACGGAAATCTTCAAAATAGATATATGAATTTAATTATCACCATTGGAGGAAACGCAGGAATTACTAACGGAGAATTGCGAGCATACGCAGGAATAATTCAAGAGATTGTGGACTTTCTGGAGAATAATAAAATTAGGTGTAAAGTGGAAGCATTCACCACGAACCAATGTTCCACACTTCAACTAACAGTCAAAGATTATGATGAACCTTTATCACTTTCAGACATTTTCGTTATCATGAACCCAGACTTTTTCCGCAGACTTCATTTTAGAGTTGCAGAGAGAAGCCCTACCATTAACTGGAGTTATGGAGATGGAACTGTTGCACCATACATAGAAGCCCTTGCTGAAGAAAATACACCGACATTGTATTTTAAGAAAAGAAAATATTTCGGAGATATGGAAAAACTAAAAGAAGAAACCTACAAAGAAATCCAAAATGCTATTGATAACTGGGACAAAAACCCAACACCACTCATAACTTTATAGAGTGGTGTAATTTTTTATTTGTGTGATATACTTAAAACATAATATTAAATTAAAAAGGAAAAATCTAAAATGGACAACAAACAGCGGAAAAATCCGGATTTTCCTACGAACTGCAAAATATGCGGTGGAATTTTAGACCCCCTACCATATTTTAATGACGTGAATGCTTATGAAGATGAGCAAGGAAGATTTTGCAAAGTATTAGCACGCTTTCCTAACGGAGAGCCACGAACCTTTGAATACACTTTAGCTTGCAGGAACAATCCTAACGAACACCCACAACTAAAAGTTGTTGAAACACCTTGCGTGGGTTTCAGAAGTGTCATTCGAGCAGATAAATATGATGTCAATAAATTAAAAATATAGCTATAACGCTGATAATCGCGTTCTAAGCGAAGATAAGTCAAAAGATATATTCGCTATCATCTTTTAAGTTAAAACGCCGTAGAACGCAAGGAAACGAGGAATAACAATGAATAAAGAACAAGCAGAGAAATTTATTTCTAAACAAAAGTGGATTTTCGCTAAGACTTACGCTAAAACTGCACCACACGAGTATATAATGGTATTCCCTAACTCACCACACCGAAAGGAAGCCGAAGAGTTCTATCAGTTAATTCAAAAAGACGGCTATGTAAAAAAATTCTTCACCAAGGAATACAAATACATAGACATCGCTGGCTATAAATACTGGACAATGATCAGCAAAGATGGCTTTAATAAGGATTGGTCAATCAATAGGGAACCGTTAAAATGAAAATCATAGTCAAAGCAGTCAAAGAACGAGAACCATATGTAAATATCATCAAGCAGGAAATTCCAGAAGTCATAGTTGTCTGGGACAAAAAAAAGGATGCAATGGACACTTATCTTCGAGCATTAAAAACAGCAGGAGATGAAGCAACTATTCAGCTGGAAGATGATATTGAGCTAACCACAAATTTTACTCAAAAGGCAACTTCAATCATTTCAGAAGTCAAAGAAAAACACGGCGACATCGCTATTCAATTTTTCTCAATGAGAAAAGCGGACATTGAAATTGGAAGCAGACTAGAAAATGGAAGCTCATACTTAATGGCACAAGCCACCTACCTACCACCAGGAATGGCAAAAGACTTCCTACAATGGACTAACAATATCAATTTGGAGGAATATGGCAATGGAGTAGATGAATTATTCGGAGATTATCTCAAATCAAACAAATTGAAATATTGGATTGCAGTTCCTTCATTAGTTCAACACCGAAAAATAAAATCAGCAATCGACCCAAGGCGTTCATCAGCCAGACAATCGAAAACCTTTCAGAAATAATAAGAAATAAGGAGAAATAAAATGGAAAATGAAAAAATTATTCGTGTAGTAAAATCAACTGGAATTGGCAACAATTCACTCGGAGCTTTCGACAATGCACTCTTTAATGCAGGTGTTCATAATTACAACCTTATCAGACTTTCGAGCGTTGTTCCAGAAGGATACACAGTTGTAAAATCAGACGGAAAAGCTCTCACAGACGGAAAATGGGGCGACAAACTCTATGTCGTTATGGCCATTCAACACGCAGATAAACCAGGGGAAGAGGCTCACGCTGGAATTGGCTGGGCGTATGATAAAAACAATCCAGAACACGGACTATTCGTGGAACACGAAGGCACAAGCCTTGAATACGTGGAAACAGCTATTCGCACAAGCCTTAAAGACCTTTTTGAAAGCCGAGGCTTAGAGATGGGAGAAATTGATATGATTACTTCTTCAATCAAATGCGAAGATAAACCAGTAGTAGCATTTTGTGTATCAGCATTCGAGGCACAAGGCTGGAATAACTTGCGAGGTTAAAATGGCTACTCGACTATACAAAACAACCGACGTATTCGAAGAAGGGCTCAACCGAATGCGGTGGCTCTTCGAAGAGTTCAATAACAATGTATGCGTGAATTTTTCTGGTGGAAAAGATAGCACCGTTGTTCTTAATTTAGCACTTATGGTGGCAAGAGAAAGAAACGCCCTACCTTTAAAGGTATTCTTCCTTGACCAAGAAGCAGAATGGCAAGCTACAATCGACGAAATCAAAGCGGTTATGTATGACCCAGAAGTCGAGCCGTATTGGTTTCAAGTTCCTTTCAAAATGGAAAATTCAGCCTCAACCGAAGGAAAATGGCAGAAAATCTGGGGCAAAGGTGAAGAGTGGATTAGACCACAAGACCCTATCTCAATTAAAGACATTGGTTATGATACTTCCGACTTAGAGTTTTACGACTTATTCTCACATTTTCTGGACTGGAAATTCCCAAAAACTAAAGCGTGTTTAGTGGGAGGGGTTCGAGCTGAAGAAAACCCTAACCGTGCGTTGGGGCTAACTCGTATGGCTACCTACAAATGGATTACGTGGGGCAAAAAAACTGAAATGGCTAAAAACGCTAAAATTCACTTCACCTTTTACCCAATTTATGACTGGACTTACGCTGATGTATGGAAAGCTATCGCAGACAATAACTGGCGATATTGCAAGATTTACGACAAACAGTATCAATATGGCTATAACATTCAAAATATGCGAGTATCATCATTGCACCATTCGACGAGCCTATCTTCACTTTACTCATTACAAGAACTAGAACCAGAAACTTACGAGGCAATCGTTCATCGAATGAGTGGAGTAGATACCGTAGGAAAACTCGGAAAAGAAGACCACTATGTCAAAGACTTACCTTTTATGTTCACAGACTGGGTGGAATACCGAGATTATCTTTTGGAAAACTTAATTAAAAGGGAAGATGAAAAAGAAATCTTCAGACACGCTTTTGAAAAATTTGATAACAAATATTCGAAGTATATTGATATGGAGAGAATTGCTCAACTCGAGATAACTTGCATTATATCGAATGACTTATATATGGTTAAATTAAAAAACGCTGAGAGACACCACGACTTCATCGCAGCGGATAAAAGGAGAATTGCAGAAAATGGTTAAAATAGAAGACTTCACACAAAAACACACAATCGAAGAAGACCGCCCTATATACAAGGTGGACAATTCCACGCTACCGGAACAAGTGAGGCACAACGCTTGTGCAAATATCTGTTTCATTCCTATTGAAAAGGTTCAAGCTAACGACTACAACCCTAACGCAGTGGCAACTCACGAAATGAAACTTCTTTATGTTTCTGTTAAAGCGGACACCTACACAATGCCCGTAGTTACCATTTACGACCCAGAAATTAAGAAGTATGTCATCATTGATGGTTTCCACCGATACTCAACAATGCGAAGAAACAAAGACATTTATGAAATGAATGACGGTTATCTTCCTTGCGTAGTCCTAGACAAAAACATTAATGAGCGAATGGCTTCCACAGTTCGCCACAATCGAGCAAGAGGCAAACACTCAGTAAATGGAATGTCTACAATCGTTTTCGAGATGTTAAAAAATGGCAAAACAGATGAACAAATCTGTAATGAACTTGGACTTGAAGTCGAAGAACTTGTTCGCCTAAAACATATCACTGGCTACTCTAAACTCTACCAGAATGTCCAATACTCTAAAGCGTGGGAAACGGACAATCAAATTGAAATAAAACGCAAATACAAGCAGGAGCACCCAGATGAGCAAATCACAATCTAAGGACACGAAGTCAAAAGACACAAAGTTAAAGAAGATTAAACTTTCTAAAATTAAGCCGTATAATCTCAATGCACGAGATAATAACAAATACGCAGTTCAAGCCGTAGTAGAAAGTATTAAACGCTACGGCTACACAAACCCAATCATCGTTGATGAAAAGAATGTTATCATTGCTGGACATACACGCTACCTTGCACTTAAGGAATTAAATTTTGATGAAGTGGAAGTTATCGTATCAAAGATGAGTGAAGATGAAGCTAAAGAATACCGTATCATCGACAACAAAACTAACGAGCTATCGCAGTGGGATGAGAAAAATCTTCAGTTTGAATTACGAGAATTTGAACAAAGGGACTACGCTCAAGAACTATTCCCAGAAATCAAGGACAATATCAAAATTCAAGACACCACGGAGTATGATATTGATGAGAAAGATTTTGAAAGAATTGAGAAAAAACTCGGAGAAGATTTTGAAGAAAAGATGAACAAAAAAACTTCATCTGATGACTTTCTGGAAATCAAGTGTCCGCACTGTGGCAGAACATTCTTAATGCCAATTCCAGACCTACTGCACAAATTCAAAATTGAAAAATTAAACAGGGAGCAAGAATAATGATTTCAAAGAAAACAGTCCATATTGATGAAATTGTTCCATACTGGAGAAACCCACGAGATAACAACGAGAACGCTATCATAGCAGTCGCTAAGTCTATTGAAAAGTTTGGTTATCAAGCTCCAATCCTCGTGGATAGTAAAATGACAATTATTGCTGGACACACACGCTACAAAGCATTACGCAGATTACGCACTGAATACGTAGAAGTTGTAGTATCAGATATGTCGCAAAAACAAGCCAAGGAATACCGCATTGTAGATAACCGAACAAACGAGTATTCTAACTGGATTATTGATAATGTTCTTGCTGAATATGAGGAAATCAAAGCCCCAGACCTTCTGGATGATTTATTCCCAACTATTCGTGGCAAAGAAGAAATCGAAGAACAAGAAGAAGAATATATTTCACCACGAGAGCAAGCTAAAACACTCACAATCGAAGACAATGATTATATTGAAATAATCTGCCCTAACTGTTTTAATGGATTTGAAATGACCTACAAGGAGTTTAAAAAACTCTGTAAAGAGCAGAATAAAAAATTCTAAACAAAAAGAAAGGAAAAACAAATGGCAACTAAAATACCACTTTCAAGAATACCGTCTGCACCAAAAGTGAAACCAAAAAAGAACAGTGGGCGTGGCTATCACCCAGACGGCACACCCTACAATCCAACTGGAAAAGGTGGCTTCGGAGACAATCCACAGAACCGAGCTAACGGACACTGGGACAGTAAAATGACCCCAAGCTTTCAATACAAACGCTTTTTGAATATGGACAGTGCCTCACTTATTGAATACGCTAAACAATGGAGAATTATTCAATTAAACAAAACCGAAATCAAAAGCGGAAAATATGATGGAGAATTCCCCCACACCGTGGTGGAAGAAATGGCACTTCGCCGAGTTCTTGCTGGTATGAAAAGCCTTGCAGATGTGAAAGAAATAACAGACCGTGTTGAGGGGCGAGCTACCTACAAAGTCGAACAGAAAATTGAACACGACTTCGCCAACTACTCAAGCGAAGACCTTGAAAAACTTGCGAGAAGCTTAAATGAATAACGAACAACTTGCACTCATAAGCATTGAACTGGCGATTAGGAAAAGTCGCCAGTCTTTTCTATGGTTTGTCAAAAATGTTTTTTCGGCATCTTTTGGATTGAATGAATTCGTGTATGGAAAATACATTGAAGAAGTCATTACGGGAATGGAAGAACACAAATGGACTATGGACGTTTCAGCTCGAGACCACTTCAAAAGCACACGCTTATACGCAGAAGTTATGTATGATTTATTCACCACTCAAACCGACCTAGAATGTAGATACTTTTCTTACCAAGCTGGAATGAGTGGCTACCACCTAGGAAAAATCAAGCGTATGATTGAACAAAATCCATTCTTCCACCCTAAAATGTTCATAGACCAAAGCCCTACATCTTTATCTGTATTACGCTACACAACACCTAACGGAGCTATTTATGAAGCAAGACCAGAAGGACTACTCTCATTTAAACGTGGTATTCACGCTGAACGCATTTACGTGGACGACCCACTTAAAGACCCAGAGAACAAACTCGCACCGACAGTCATTCATAAAATCAATAATGTTATCAAGCTGGAAATCTTCCCAATGGTGAAAAAAGGTGGCTACTATCGTGTTGTTGGAACACCACAGACAAATCACGACTTTTTCTTTGATAAAGGACTTCAGAGAAGACTTCACACAAACATTCGCCCAGCTATTAAAAGTGAAAAGAAAAAAGAAGTTATCTTTCCAGAATGGAAATCATACGAGGAATTAAATGATATTCGCAAAACCATTGGGGAGAAAGCTTTCAATCAGGAATATATGACTAAACCTGCATATAGTGAAAATTCTTATATTGAGAGAAAAGACCTTAACAAATGCGTAGATATTGAACTTGAAGACTTCGACAATAAGCCTTACTCACGCCCAGAGGGTGTAGATATTGTGGCAGGATTTGATATTGGTAAAAAAGCACACCCTAGTCATTTTGCTATTTTCGAGAGAACAATCAATCCAGAAACAAATCAATATCAATATAAACAAATTCACCAGAAGTTTTTAGACCACGTGGAATACAAAGACCAAGTGGAATATATCAACCTCGCAGTGGAAAAGTATGAAATAGACATTCTACGCTATGACAACACCAGAGCGGAATTTGAAGCATTCGCAGAACAACAACTCTTACCTAACTGTATGATACCTGTTCAATTCAATATACGAACTAACAACCTTATGGCAGTTAGTCTTAATAAAGTCATTCAAGAAGAACGAGTTAAATTCATAGATGAAGAAAGACAAATAGACCAAATTCTTCAAGTCAATAATGAATTAAAAGCAATCGAAAGCCCACTGGGACACGGAGATAGTTTTTGGAGCAACGCCTTAGCTTTATACGAAGAAAAACCAAAAGAATATAGTATCAGGTTCTTATAATTCACTACACAACGTGTATATAGCCGTATAACGCCGATACAAGCCCCACAAGCGACTTTAAACTCAAAAAGGCATACAAACTCATCTTTTGAATAAAAACGCCATACAACGCAAATATAACGGTCAAACAAGCAGTGTAAAACATTCTCAAATGTGATATACTTAAAGATAATTAAAAACCGAATAACTTTAAAAGAAAAAAGGAAAAGCAATAAATGAATTTTGGACAAAGGCTTAAGAGTTTTTTCTCAGCACCAACCACAACTCAACCATTGACGAACCTTGATTATTCACCGAACCGAGCCAAGAAGTTCAAAACTAAAGATGAACAAATCAGAGCTAACATTGGGTGGGTATTCGCTGCATCGCAACTCATCTCAGATGATTGTTCCACGCAAGAGATAGAATTATGGAAGAAACTTCCAGATGGAACAGAAGAACAAGTTTTCCAGCACGAGATTTTGGAACTCTTAAATGACCCTACAAGTCTTATGACACCAAGGCAACTTTGGAGTTTATACTATCAATACCTAAACCTTACGGGTGAAACCTACCTACTCAAACTGGACAAACAAGGCAAACCTATCACTAACAATGCACAACTTCCAGCGGCACTGTTCCCACTACCAAGTCATATGTGTGAACTCAAGCTCAATAATGATGATTACAATAAATCAGTGATTGTCTTTAATGGACAAGAATTCACTCTAGACCAAGTTATTAGAGATATTAACCCAGACCCAGAGAATATCTTTAAGGGACTTTCAGTTATTTCAAAAGTATCATTAGCAGTAGATACAGATGAAAGAATGAAAAACTGGAATAATAAACTCTTCATCAATGGAGCAAGACCAAGCTTAGCACTCGAAGTGCCAGGGGAATTATCAGAGAAGAATTTCGAAAGATTAAATCAACAGATTAAGGAAAGATTTGTAGGGGACGAAAATACCTTTAAACATATCATTTTAGAGAATGGAATGAAGGTCAATCCTTATATGATGAACCAGCAAGACTTGGACTTTCTATCATCAAGAGAATTTACACGTGATGAAATCCTTTCATTCTTTAAACTCTCAAAAGCGAATCTTGGAATTGTAGATGATGTCAATCGAGCTAACAATGAAGCTCAAGAATACCGCTATGCAAAACAAGTGATTAAACCACGCATTGAACAATTCGCAGACATTATCAACCGAAGACTTATCAAACCAGTATATGGAACAGAATTCTTTATTCGTTTTAAAAATCCTATACCAGAAGATAAAGATAGAATTCTTCAAGAAGCACAAGCAGGTATTAACAAATGGCTTACAATCGATGAAGTCCGTGAAGTATATGGCTATGAAGCACTTCCAGATGGAGCAGGTCAAGAGATTTACACACAATTAAACCAAATTAAACTCTCAGACCTAAATGATATATCTCAAAACACCCCACAGGACGTCGATACAAGCCCTCAGAGCGAAGATAAACCAGAAGATGATAAAGATACCCCAAATGAAGATAACTCGCAAGGAAACACGCCAAACGCTGAGCAAAGCGAAGAAGAAGATAAAGAAGACAAGAACCTTGAAGCTGAAATTCAAGATGAAACTCTCATCAAAAAGCGAGCTATTGGAAATAATAAAATTCAACGTAGGACAATCCAAGCCAAACGTTATGAAAAGAAACTTCTTAAAACCAGCAGAAAGATGTTCGATAGACAAAAATCACAAGTCTTAAACTGGCTAGAACATAATAAACCTACAAATGAAAAACAATATCAAAAAGCCTTAATCCAGAAAATCAAAACCAAGGACTGGGCAGATGAAATGATAGACTGGGACAAAGAACAAGAATTATTCCAGCAAGATATAGCAACTATTCAAAGAACCATTATTGAAACAGTGGGACTTGAAGAATATAACGCTTTAATCTCAAATGATGATAAAAACTTCAATTCTAACGCACCGTCAATAGATAAATTCATTTTAGACACTTCTGAATTAGCAAGCCTAACAATCACAGATGAAACAAAGGAACAAATCAAAGCAACACTATCAGAAGCAATCCATAATGGAGAAACTCTAAATGAAATGACAGCAAGGGTCGAAGAAACCTTTGGAACAATGGCCACTAAAAGAGCTCAAATGATAGCTCAAACCGAAGTAGCCACAGCCCTTAATCAAGCAGACATAGAAGCGTGGACACAAACCGAACTTGTAGAAGCAAAGGAGTGGTTCACTGGCGAAGATGAAAAAACTTGCGGTTATTGTCAATCAATGGATGGAAAAATAATCTCTCTTGAAGGTAAGTTCTTTCATAAAGGAGATAAAATAGAGTTCGAAGATACACACGAACACTCACATCATATGAACCTTGACTATAAGGACATCACAGCTCCACCTATTCACCCACACTGTAGATGTGCATTGCTACCGGTATTAAAAACTCTTGAATAATAAAGGACAAATATGAATAAAATCACTAAACTTTTCAATAATCAAAGAATGCGAAGTTTCGATGAAAAAACAAGAACAGTGGAATTCATCATTAGCGACAACACCACAGATAGATATGGTGATATAGTCAATCAAGACTGGGACTTGAAGAATTACTGGAATAACCCAGTATTACTCTGGGGACACGACCCAAGCCAAATAGACAATGTTTTGGGTAAATGCTTGGAAATCAATACGCAAGAAGAAGATGATAGAATGCTCACTACCGCTAAATTCCAACTTGCAGAAGCAGGAACATCAAAGGGCGTAGATACGGTCTTCAAGCTTATTCAACAAGGTATTCTCAGAACAGTATCAGTGGGCTTTATCTCACACGAAATAGCTCAAGCGGAAAATCAAAAAGGTGAAACTCAAAACATCTTAAAAGGAAATGAACTACTTGAAGTATCTGTTGTTCCTATTCCAGCTAACCCTAACGCTATAGCACTATCATATGAAGACGGCTCACTTAATGACAAAGACATTAAATTTATGGAAAAGTCTTTAGAAAATGCCTTAACTCTTGTTAAAAAATCAGTTTATGATAAAATTGAAATAAGTAAAAACTCTAAAACTCAAAGTCAAAAAAAGGAATTCCAAATGACAGATGAAGATGCTAAAAAGATTGTAGAAGCCCTTATGGCTGAACTCTCACCTATTCTATCTGAACTAAAACCAAAGGAAGATGATAAACCTGAGGAAGACAAAAAGCCGAAAGCTAAATCAAAGCAAAATGACGATGATGGTGCTTTCGACGAAAACGAAGAGCTAAACGAAGAGCAAGAAAAAGCCTTTCGTGAAGAGCTTGAAAAAGAATATCAAAAACAACTCACAAAATAATAAAGGACAAATATGAAGAAAACAAAAGCAGAAATTGTTAAAGAGTTCCTAAACGAAAAAGCAAAAGCAACTATTCCTGTAGAAATGAACTCAACAGCAAAGCAAGAGAACAAAGAGCTTAACCAAAAATTCTTTAAAGCGTTGGCAACTGGCTCAAAAACTGAATTACGAGCATTGCAAGATGAAATCGCAAGTGGCTATTCTAAAGACACAGGCGACAAACAGCAAGTAGCAGTTAATGCAGATGGTGGAATGCTTGTTCCTGTAGATATCTCATTAGCTATTATCGACAAGTTGAAATACCTTTCACCTATTCGACAATACGCACGAGTTATCAAAGTTGGTGCTAAAAGTAAATTCACAATCGCTGACAAGAAACCTACAGCAAACTGGGTAAATGAAGCAGAAGCCCTAACAGCAAGCAAGGCTACATTCTCACAAAAAGATTTTGTATTAAACAAAGTCGGTGGACTTGGTAAATTCACATACGAGGCATTGAATGATACAGCTTCAACTCCAGACCTACAGAATTATGTAGTATCACAATTCGCAGAAGCTATCGCAGAAGTTCAAAACAACGCCTTTGTAAATGGTGATGGCTCAAAGAAACCTTACGGCTTCCGTTCAAGTGATATTACACCAAAAGAAGTAACCCAAACTGGAGCAAGCCTAAAATATCAAGATTTAGTAGGATTGAAATATGCCTTAGCTAAACCATACCGAGATACTGGAGTATTTATGGCTAACGGTGCAACTATCGCTAAATTAGTTGGAATGACAGACACAACAGGTCGCCCACTATTCGTGCCAGCAATGACAGAGAATGAACCAGATACTCTTCTTGGTCGCCCACTTATCGAAGTAAATGAAATCCCAGCTAACCTTGGAACAGCCAAGAACGAGAGCGAGATTTGGTATGCCAACCTTAATGACTACATCATTGGGGACAACGAGGCAATCCGAATTGAATTCGGCACAACTGGTGATGACTTTGAAACAGATAAAATCTCACTACGAGTTATCGCACGAACAGCAGGACGCCCAGTATCTAACGACGGCTTCGCAGTTCTAAAAAATGTAAAATAATCCACTAACAGATTATTCAAATTAAGCCCTATTGACGGGGCTTTTTTTGTGGCTTATAATTAGCACGGTGGGCAAAATGTTTTTGCAGTTCATTAAAAATTGTAGCACCTACACATCGTAAATTTTTCATAATCCCAATTATTAATGTTTCTTGAACCAACCTGTTTTTTATTTTATTATTAGTAAATCTTTTGATTATTTGATATATAATATTACCAAAACAAAAATTCTTATAAAGCTCACCACCAGCCCCTGCATTAAAGGGGCTTTTATGATACAATGAAATCAGAGAATAACTAAAAAACTAAAAGGAAAATAAATGAGTAAAATTATTACTATTGAAGAACTTGCACAAATTGAAAGCAACCCTAACTTGAAGAACGACCCTAAAGCTAACGCCTTTATTGATATGGCTAACGACTGGGTAGAACACTACACAAACCAAATATTCGGTGAAATCAAAACTAAAACCAAGAAACTGGACTATTCACCGGCTATCTTCCTTGAACCAAACATTAAGGAAATCATCACTCTCACCATAGACAGACAAGAAGCCCCTTATCAACTAAACAATGACACCGGCAGGATTCGCCTACCTTTAAGACAATCAGAATATAGTGAAGTTGAAATTCAATATCGTGTTGGAACTGAAACAATCCCAGCTGACCTAAAAATGGCAACCCTAAACCTTGCAAGAGAAATGATGAACAAACCAGATAGCTTTATCGCAAGTGAAAACATTGGGGGTTATAGTATCTCATATAAAGACCCAGCCCAAAGCCAAATCGCGACTATCGCCACCCTTTCAAGTGATATGGCAATCTTTAACCATTACCGAACAAGGAAAATATAATGAGAACTAACAGACTTATTCACAGAGCCACCATATACAGAAAGCAACAAATCGAAGGTAAAGGAAAAACTTCAAGGTTCCAAACTATCTACGACGAAGTCCCTTGCTTAGTTGTTCCTACTAGTCCAAGAGATGCCCTTAATCGAAACCTTTCGGTGGGCAAGGAATACAGCGTTTTCTTTAATGATAATCAAGACCTTAAAAAAGGTGATAGAATTGAAGCACTCAACCTTAACCTTTCAGTGGCAGGCATAGCTGAATATAAACATATTCCCCGCATTGGCCATTTACAAGCCGTCTGTGAGACAATAGAATAAGAAAGGTATAAATACTCAAAATGAGAGTTAAAATCGATGACACAGCCGTTAAACAGGCTCTGAGCGTAGCTCCCAAGGAAATGACTAAATCCCTTGAAACTATCATTCAGAGAACCGCCCTAAAAATCCAAAGAGAATTTACTAAAAACATCAATAAGGGACAGACTGGCTTCGCAAGGAACAACATCGCTATTGAAAAACCGAATAGGTTAGCTACTACAATTTACCCAAGGGCAAGATATGCGGACTTTCTGGAAACTGGAACTCGCCCTCACTGGACAAGTATTCAAAACATCGAGGGTTATGCAAGGTTTAGAGGCATAAACCCTTACGCCCTACAGCGCAGTATCGCACGCAAAGGAACAAAGGCTCATCCATTCCTTAATAAAACCTACCGCAAAGCTCGCACAGACTTTATCAACGACGTAAATACTCAAGCCCAAAAAACTATAGATAGGAGCATTTAATGGACAGAAATAGAACAATCACCAAACAAACTAAAAACTTAATCATAAACGCCCTTAAACAAATCCCACCATTGGAAGATGGCACTGAATTTAACTTTATCGCAGAAGACGGCGAAGACTTCTTTGAACAATACCCAGCAATTCGTGTTATTCCTAGTGGCATTACAAGGGAGATAGACAGTGAACAAGGTCGCATAGACTATAAAATGGACTTCACCATTTCGGTGTATCTGGAATTAAACTCAAACACTCCAACAAAGGAACTCATCGACACAATCACTGATATGACAGATAGCATTCTTTATCAACTGGACTATACAAATTGGCTACCAGAAACGCAAGGCAACAGATACGGCTTTGTCTTAGTGGAAAATTCAACCAGCTCAACTATTGATATAATCCAAACTAAAAGTGGAAGCGTGTTATACAATGATATGACTTATACAGTGTCATATCGAGAGCCACTCACACTGTAAAAAAACATACTCATATGGTAAAATTGTTATAATAACGAATA